CCATCGATATGTGCGGTGTCCTGCTGATGGCTCAGGCTGAGAACGAGATAGTTGTCTATCCTCCGGATCCCGAATGTGACCTGGTCGGACCCTGGGTCTCGTCCGGACAGATCCCTGGATCCTGCGTCGGCATTTTCGACGATGGGATGGTCATCAGGACCGTGGCGAAGGGCTGCGACGGCGAGGTCGGGTGCACGTGTTTGCCGGCGGAAATATGCACCGGCAACTCGGTTTGTCATGACGGAACGTGCTTCTAGGTTAGTTCGTACCAAGATTGCAAGAATACGTTGGTCGTTACAAGTCCTCCACTTCCCACGATGTGGACGACTTGGAACGTCCAGTTTGTGTTGGCAGGCGCAGGCACATCGTTTGTCGGCTTCCATCGCACCACGATAGATACCACTCGTTGCTGGTTGTTCGCCGTAGTGAGCGGCACTGTCACGCCCGCCGCGTCGTCGTCGCCGCTGTTCAGAATCAGAGTGCTGTCCACTCCGTTCGTCGCACGGACTCGCACTGTTGCACTGTTGCCACTTGTCGGAATCTCTGCGATGCAGTCGAGCCGAACATAGACCCATTCGTCATCATCGATGACCATCTGGATCGATGCGGCTGGGATATCCTCGGGTACCCCGGGCGCGGCGACGGACGTTTTTGATGCCACATACGCCGTCTTGGGGTGATACACTCCTCGTGCATAAGAACCATCGCCTATAGTGACGGTTCGTCCGTCATACGCCATACGCCCATTATCTTCGAGGTCAGCTACACTGACTGGGCTATCGTTCAGGAGGATCGTGTCAGTCTCCATGTCGACGGCGCTAGTAAGAGTACCTACAATCAGGGCCGCTCCGATAGAACCGCCGATTCCAGATATTGAATTTGCGCCGAAATCGATGTTCGCATTGAACGTCGAAGTATCGTTGAAAGTCGTAGTGCTATTGAACGTCGGAGCATTATCGAACGAAACGCTCCCGACTGGTCCGAAGGTTACGTTTCCTTGGATATCGAGGGACCCCTCCAGCGAGTTCGTGGATCCTGGCCGCGTGACCAGCGATCCGCCGGGGTCGACTTGGAGCGTGCCGCCGCTACGCACGAACAGCGTCGCGCCGCTCGAGATCTCCGGGCTGCCGGAGAATTTCCAGCCGTTGAGCGCGGTCGTCAGCTGGCTGTAATTCAGGCTGTCGAGCGCGTATCCCTGGTCGGTGATCGCGTTGACCAACTCCATTTGTACGGAGTTGAGCCACTCGGCGCTCATCTGAGTCGGCGGATCCGGCGGTACCTCATTGCGGAAGCCGTTGAGCCCGGGGCCAAACAGGTCTGGAACGGCGGTGGGGGTCAGGATGACCTGCATGCGCGCAAGCCTATCACGGCCCGAGTAGACGAGGGCAACCTGCGCGCGCTACGGTGAGGCCATGGACGGGAGCGACCGCAGCCGAGACGAGGAGTTCGTCCTGCTGCCGTACCAGCGCGCGTGGGTCACCGACACGAGCTTCACGAAGGTCAGTGAAAAGGGTCGGCAGGAGGGCTACTCGTGGGCCACGGCATGCGAGGCCGTCATGGTCGCCTCGACGTGCAAGAGCGACGGCGGCCTCGACGTCTACTACATGTCGACCGGCCAAGGCGACGCCCGCGACTTCATTCAAGAATGCATGAGGTGGATCATCGAGCAGTTCTCGCCGGTCATGCGCTCGATCCCCGAGATCGAGGAGTACGACTGGATCGACGAGGAAGATCCAGTAGCGATCCAGACTTTCCGAATTCGCTTCCCCAGCGGGAGCTCGATCTACGCGTTGCCAAGCCGCCCGGCTCGTATGCGCGGCAAGAAGCGCTGCCTCGCGATTCTCGACGAGGCCGCGCAGAACGACCTCGACGCCTGGCTCAAGGCGACCGGCGCGCTCAAGTTTTGGGGCGGTCGGCGAGCGATCATCTCCACGCACTTTGGCTCCGACAGCGCCTTCTACAAGCACGTCCAGAAGGTCAAGGCCAGCATCGCGGACGGCAAGCCGATGGCCTCGCTGCACAGCGTGTTTCTCATGGAGGCGCTCGCGCAGGGTCTCTACCGCCGCGCGTGTCGGCTCGCCCGCCCACAAATCCCCTGGACGCAGGAGCGCGAGGACGCGTGGGTCGAGGAGCTGCGCGTCGAGTACGCCGATGATTTCGACGAGGAGTGTCTGGGCATCGTCGCGGGCGCGAGCAACCAGCTGATCGGGCGCCCGATCGTCGCTGCCGCGCAGACGCTCTCACCCAGTGAATGCCCGATCATCGAGTTCTGCGGTGGCGACAACCCGCGCATGTGGATCAACGGCGACCTGGTCGAGTCCGCCGACAAGCCCTGGCCGCTCCCCACCGAGCAGGCGCAGGGCATCGCCACGCCCGAGGAGCGCGAGCACCTGGTGAGAGGCTGGCTCGATACCCACCTTGCGGTGCACCTCATGCGCCTCAATGGGCTCGGACACGACATCCACGTCGGCGACGACTACGGCCGGAGCGGCGACATCAGCTGCAAGATCATCGGCACTAACGACTCCGTCAATCGCCGCGCTGTCCGGATGATCATCGAGTGCGATCGCGTCCCGTTCACGGTCCAGTCGCAGATCGCCGACTATTGCTGGCAGATTTTGACGCGGCTGCGCTCGGGCTCGGGCGATGGAAACGGCAACGGATCGCAATGCGCCGAGCGTGCCAAGGACATGACCCGCGGCAAAATGGTCGTGACCATGCGCTTGCCCGACGCCGCGTTCGTCCGCGTTCGCGAGCGGTTCGAGCAGGGTAGCCTTGCATTGCCGCGGCACGGTCGCGACCTCGCCGACGATCTGACATCGATCAAACGGAAGGGGAGCGGCATCTTCGCCCCGCAACGCAGGACCGCCCGCGGCCAACAGCGACACGCCGACGGGGCCTACGCGCTTGCTCACTTCGAGCACTCGATCGATACTGACGGGCAGGTCGTGCCGATCACGGACGGCCGGCGATCGAGGAAATCGTTGTTTCCGAGGCAAGGACGATGAGCAAAAAAGCAGCCAAGCGAGCGAGCGCCGGTACGAAGCGAGCGAAACGGACGACGGCCAAGACCAGCGCGCCGCAGCGCCGCGACAGCAAGACGTCGACGAGCAAGTCAGCGCGAACCGACGCCAGCAAGTCGACGCTCAGCGACATCGCGGCGATCTTGCGCGGCGAGTTCGTTCCAGGACTGCCTGGGTGGATGACCGGCGAAGCTGCCTACGCTTGGTACATCAGCAACGGTGTCGCCCGGCAGATGATCGGCCGCTTCGCGATGCTGATGACCAAGCCCGGGCACAAGTACACGCACACCGACGTGCAGGACTTCGACTGGGCTCCGACGATCAGCCAACTCGACGACCTCAAGTACAAGATCGCCTGCCGCGTGGCTGCGACGTGGGCGTTCGTTTTCGGCGCCGGGATCATCGAGCACGTGGTCGACGACAGCGATCGCGACGGCGAGCCGCTCGAGCTGCAACACGTCCGCGCGTACAAGGGCGTCCGAATCCACACGGCCTACAGCCTGCGGCCGCAGCACGGATGCGACTGGAAAAAGGCCGAATGGTTCGAGACGCGCCGCGTCGGAGAGCACCGGCTGATCCACCGCTCGCGGCTCACGTTCATGGTTGTGAGCGACACGCCCGACGGCATCGTGATCCCGTCGATCAGCGGCTGGCCGCCGAGTTGGATGGAAGGCATCTACCAGGCGTTCAACGAATGGACCAAGGTCGAGTGCGACGTCTCGGCGATCATCCGCACGCTGTCGATCTTGCATCTACAGCTGCGTGGCTGGGCTCTCGCTGCGGCGAATCCAGACAGCAACGAAGGCGTGGCGATGGCTTTGCGCATCGAGCAGGCGCTGGAGGGTCTGAGTGCGCATGGCCTGCTCGTGATCGACGAGCACGACAAGCTCGGCGACGTCTCGCGCAACATCTCCGGCCTCGACAAGCTGGTCGAGCGCAAGGCCCTGCGCGCGGCCGCGACCGCAGGCGTTCCCAAAGAGCTGCTGTTGATGGAAGCCGAGGGCAACCTCGGCCTCAACTCCGCGCCTATCGACGCTTATTACGATCTGGTCAGCGGATGGGCCGAGCAGATGGTCGTACAGGCGATCACCCGAGCGTCGGAGATCTCACTCGCGGCACAGCGCTACAGGGCCTCGCTCGTCGGCGAGACCCTGGTCGTTCCCGCGCAGTTCATCGTGGTCCAGGACGCGATTCAGCAGGCGACCGGGAAGGAGCGGGCCGAGCAGCGCAAGGCGAACGCAGACGCCCGCGCAGCGGATGCTACGAAAACCGGAGTGCCGCTCGAAGTGATCATGGGAGATCCCACGCTGCGCGAGGACTACCCGACCATCGACGCGTATCTCGAGGCGAAGGCGATCCGCGAGGAGCTGGCCAAAACGAAGGCCGCGGAGTCCGGCCTCGACAATCCCGAGGGCGAGGACATGATCTCGGCGGCGCAGGCAGCTCGCTCGTTTGGGATCAGCGGCAGCACGTTGATCAAGATGGCCAAAGAGGGGAAGGTCCGCGGGCATCGCATCGCCGGTCGCTGGAAGTTCTACCTGTCGCAGGTCCAGTCGGAGCTGATGGGCAAGACCACCGCGGAGCTCCAGGCCGCGGACGAGAGGCTCGACGACATCGGCCTGTCCGAGTCCACGAAGTTCGGCGACGTCTGGGGTGGCTCCGACGCGATGCGGGAGATCTTCGCGGTGCTCGAGCGCGTCCGCGACAGCGGCCTCGCGGTGCTGCTGCTCGGCGAGACCGGCACCGGCAAGGAGGGGATCGCCCGGGGGCTGCACGTCGGCGACGGACCGTTCATCGCGATCAATTGCGCCGAGCTCGACGATGACCCAGCCGACGCGGCGAAGCACCTGCGCGAGGCCCTGGCCGCGGGCGCTGGCGGCACGCTGTTCCTCGACGAAGTCGGCGACATGCCGCGCGAGGTCCAGTCGGCGCTGCTGCGGGTGCTCGCCGCCTCGCACGACGCCCGGATCGTTTCGGCGACGTCGCTCGACGCCCGCGACGGGTGGGTGATGCGGCCGGATCTGTACTACCGGCTGGCAGAGGTCGAGGTCGAGATCCCGCCGCTGCGCGACCGCGAGGGCGACATCATCGAGATCGCTCGGAAGATCTACGGGGAGTACACCAGCGCGCGCGGCTACGAGGCCGCGGAGCCGCCGTTCACCGACGCCGCGCTCGCGACGATGCTGGTCTATCCGTGGCCGGGGAACATCCGCGAACTCAAGTCGGCCGTGAGCCGCGGCGTCGAGCTGGCGCCCCGAGCCGCGCCGGTTGGCGTCGAGCACCTGCAACTGAGCATGAGGAGCTAGCGATGACGTTCACGGTTCGAATTCCAACAGGAACCATGCGAGGCGAGCGATGACACCAGCGATGGAAGACGACTTCACGCGCGGACTCAGGTCGGTGCAGTTTGCCAAGGGGTGGCTCAACCGCCTTACCTCCATGCAGAGGCTGTTGCACGTGGTCGACCGGTGGATGCTCGCCGTCAGGTACGATGGAGACGGTATCAAGTTGGATCTGGTCGAGCCTTCCGATGTCTCGACGTACGCTTGGTGCGGTCGTTGCCGACTCAACAAAGATCACGATCTCGTCGACGCGCAGGCAATGCGGGTGCGCTGCCGGATTTGCGCCGACGAGCACGAATTCAAGGCGGCCGGATGAGCGAGCGCGTCTGCATCATCGGCGGCCCGCGAACGGGCAAGACGACGCTGGCCAGCACGATGGCCAACGTGCTGCACACCGACGACCTAATCGGGCAATTCGACTGGTCTGGCGTCAGCGAGCACGTCGCGACGGACTGGCTTGCCCGCCCAGGGCCATGGGTGATCGAGGGCGTCGCGGTCGTGCGCGCGCTCCGAAAGTGGCTGGCAGCCAACGCAGACGGGGCGCCGTGCGACCGCGTCATCGTGCTGACCGAGCCGCTCGTGGAGCTCAAGAAGGGCCAGGCCGCGATGACCAAGGGACACGAGAAGGTCTGGCAGGAAGTGCGACCGCTGCTGCTCGCGCGCGGCGTCGCGGTAGAGGAGCCATCGCGTTGACGATCGGCGACCGGCTCCGACGCGAGCGGATCCGGGCCGGATTGTCGCAGGTCGATCTGGCGCGGGCGCTCGTTACCAGCCGCGGCCACGTCTGGAAGGTCGAGCATGGGGTCAAGCGCCCGTCGGCCCGGCTGATCGAGCGGTGGTCTCAGGCCACCGGAGCCGCTCACGCCGATCTCGTGCTCGAGGGGCCGGGCCTGTTCGACATGGTGTTCGAGGTCGACGGCGTGGGTGTAGGCGATCCGTTTGCGGCCCGACGTGTGCTCGACAAGATCCCCGCGCCGAGCCGCCGGCTCGTTGCCGTCTGGCCGAGTTCGGGTGATGCCTCGCTTCGCCTGCGCGCCCGCGGCTCGGCGCTTCCGGTGCTGATCGATCTGGCCGGCGTCGAGGTCCCCGGGGTCGGAGAACTCGGATCGCCGTCAGTCACGCCGGTGCGTGCGGTCGAAGAACTGGTGACCTGGGTCCGGGCTGCGAACGCGGCCGACGCCCACGCGCAGGTTGAGTTGCGAATGGCGAGCGTGGCCGCTCGAGGACGGGTGACGCTGACGACCTCGGGCCGCGTGTTCGTTGCCCGCGTGGCGCGGCTGAGCGCGCGAGCGTCAATTCGATTGCAGGATCTAGTCGATGGATCGCCTATCGGTTTGTACGTTCCGATCGAGGTATAGAGGGCAGAAAATCGGGCGTTGATCTCTGACGGAGACGTCAGTGTCCATACGGCCGCAAGACAAGCACGCGCGCGACGCTGTACCACTTTGGCATGGAGTCTGGCCCGTCGAACACGTCGAGCGAGCGCAAAGCGAAGCCGAAGTCGGCTGAGCCGAAGCGCGATCAGCCGACCAAGGACGAGCGGCCCGTCGACGACAAGACACCGATCGTGAGGCACGGATGACGGACACTCGTACACGCATCGACGCCTTCGCCGTCACGGTCGACGCCTCGATGACTGTGCGCGAGGGTGAATGGGATGGCGCTCGTGGCGAGCGCGAAATCTTCGACTGGGCGACCGGCGAGAACGGCGATGTCGACTGGGCCAAGGCGGCCAAGGGGTTCGTCGTCGCCGACTTGAATCCGCCCGCTGACGAGGAGATCACCCGCGCGAGCTTCAAGCTGCCGATCGCCTACGTCGAGAGCGGCGAGCTGGT